CCGTAATAAACGGTTACTGGCGTTCGAATTGGCGAACACCCTGCACCTCAGTTGGTGGAAATCACTATCATCTGAGCTCTACACTCCAAGCCTTGGTCTAAACTTCGGCGAGGGTATACGGGAGTATATATAAAGGAACTACGATTTATATCGGATGGATGACAGAGACACACAGGATGTGATCTCGGCCCCTTCCTTATATCGTTTCTCAGATTTGATATCCATTAACGTGGATCCTGAGATATAGATCTAGTTCGATCTATTAAAGATAGAGTGGCCCGGTTCTTAGAAAAGGTGATTAAAGTAACCTCAAAATTACTTTGAAATAGCTCCTTTTAAGAAGGCTATAGTACTTACGATGTACTCTTCGCCGCAGTATAGTTAGGAATCTGACCCGGTGTCCGGGGACAGGACGGAAAGATGTAGTAGATAACGCCTCTTTAGCGTTACAACCGCCGCAAGGCGATACTACACTTTTCGTTCCTTTTTGGGATTCTTTAATTTGTTGATGTTTTGTCATTTTTAACCATTTCTTTTAAGAAATGGCGAAACATTAGCTTTAAGATTGAAGGATTCCATATTGGACATATGGGTCAGACAACCTAGAAAGGTTTGACTTACCTTTTCCTTACCATGGTGGCTGCAGCCCTTCTATTTTGTAAATAAAAGGAAACTGAAGTCTCAACAAGGACCGGTTCGGGTAAACGTTAGCCTATATAATAACTTATTATGAAAAATTTCATTTATAAATTATCTAAGCTTATGCTTCTTGATCCCAACACGTTGAGTGCCAGGGTCTCTAAAATGACCCATACTATTAATTTAGAAACTAATAAGTTTAAGAAAACTCTTATCTTAATGGTTACTATCTTAATAGGCGGTATAACACCAAACTGGGTTAGACTAACTATATGTATCTTTTCCTCAAGTTTGAAAGTATACAGAAAACAGGGTTTACCTGGATATGTTAAATATCTTAAGGCAACGTCTGTTATCTTACAACAATACTTGGGGAACCACAAATTGCATGACATGACTCCATTAGGGCCAAGGATTGCTAGAACTCATGATGGGTTACCAAAAATGTTTCCTATCATGGTAAGAAAAAGAATCAAGATGGGTGATACAAAGATGATTAAAGTAGTATTAACTATTTTAGCTATCTTTAGATCATTATCTTGGGATCTTTCTCCTAAGTTCAAAACTATCACAGCCCCAAGTAGCGTATCACCTCAAGGTGTAAATTCTCTTAAACCATATATACCTAATTTTATTAGGTTGTTTGTGGGTCAAGTCAATTTGTCATCTTTGGTAGCACCTACTGTTTTCCCAATATGGACTAGTTCTCCTAACTCGTATACGAAGAAGGACAAAGGAATTTTTGAAAATTCCACTCATCCAGCTTCTATTATTAGATCTTATATAGCCTTTGAGAAATACCCAAAGGTATGGAATAGTTTAATGACTATAGTTTCTTTGCAAAAAGAATCTAAATCATTTAATAATGCCATTAAGATCTGTAATAAGTATATGAACAGAGACTTAATCCCTTCTTATTATGAATACTTAGCTACTAAGACTTGGAGATTCCACGGTTTTGCCGTGTCTCCTCTTACTTATTTACTAAGGTTTCAGAATATAGGAATCATCGGGAAACTAGGTACGAAGGTGGAAGCTGCTGGTAAAGTGAGAGTATTTGCGATGGTAGATCCTTTTACGCAGTGGGCATTATACCCATTACACAAATGGATTTTTACCATTTTGAGACATCATTCTGATATCGACGGAACTTTTAATCAGCATGCTCCTTTAAGGAAGATTCCTTGAGGAACTGTGCCTTTATATAGTTACGATCTTTCATCAGCCACTGATAGATTACCTGTTTCCTTACAAAGAGCTATTCTTGCTCATTGTTTTGGAAGTAAGTTTGCCCAAGCCTGGGTAGACTTATTAGTAGGTAGACCTTATAGATGGAATGTACCAAGAGATCCTATCTCATTTAAAGTCTTTTCTGTTTCTTTAGCGAAAGCTAAGAAAACAGATAGGAAATATAATAGAAGGGATTTCATTGATATGTTCTATTCTGTAGGTCAACCTATGGGTGCTTTATCAAGTTGGGGGATGCTCGCTTTAACTCATCACTTTATAGTGCAGGTCGCTGCATGGAGAAGTGGATTCTCATCTCATCATTTATACAAAGAATATTGTGTACTTGGTGACGATATTGTTATTTACAATACTCCTGTCGCAATCCAATATCTATTGATAATGAAATCATTAGGTGTTGAGGTTGGTTTGGCAAAATCTCTTATCTCGCCATCTGGGGCAGCCCTTGAGTTCGCGAAGAAAACATACTTTAAAGGTGAGGACGTTAGTCCTTTACCTTATAAAGAGTTCTATTCGGCTCTAGGGATTTCATCTGCCTTGTTAGAATTTGTTAAGAAATATAACGTTTCCCTTGGTAATGTTAAAAAATTACTCGGGTTAGGTTATAAATCTTCTCCAAATTCTTTAAGATGGTCTGTTTATGAGATGTTGCTATCTATTCCTTCGAATTATAAGGAGTTTTTCTTTTTAATTAAAGATAAATATCTTAATAAAGCCGATAGACTTAGATTCCAATCTATACACTTAAATCTCTCAAAAGGTTTAAGTCAGAGAGTGAGAACCACGATGTCGCTGATCGCTGGGATCAACAAAGAACAATTGTTGACGCATGTCCAGTGGCATCTTCCATGGAGAATCACATCTAGTAAGTCCGCCCTTAATGAAATCTATTCTATTGTTTTTGGTCCTATGATTGAAGAATACAATCATAAACTGCTAACATTAGAGTGGGAAGTAAGAAGAGCGTACTTAGAAGTGTGCGATTTATATCAGATGTCTGGAGGTTTGAGTGGGTTTTCTAGTGGAATGTCGACTTATCAATACATGGAGGAAGAAAATCTTCAATCATGGTACGATTGGGAAGACACATTAGATGGAATACCGGTTAAACAGCTTCTTGATCCTATCCATAAGACTAATGACCCTGGCTTAACAGCCGATAAAAGGTTAAGAAATCTTTGGAATAAATGGATTAAAGCTTTAAAACCGAATAGATTTGGATCTGAAGATCTAGCAACCTTATATGGTTCGCTAGCGTCTTCGGTATCTAAAGCTATGTCCTATAATGATAAACACAAAATAACCCATCCTGACGTCTACGAATTTGAAAATTTTAGTGGTTCGTTCTTAGGGAAAACTGCTATACCAAGGCAGTATAGAACTAAGACAAATCCACCTGTCGATCCAACTGTTAAATCCTATTGGAAATAGGTTTAATGATAAATCGACGTGGACAGAGATCTAAGTTAGTTTAAAATCATTCTTCAGTTGATACTATGCTACTTTTCAGAGCATTAGGAGCAACATCCAGAAGATTAGCGACTGGTGTCTTAACTAGAGCTGCTTTCAATACGGCTAGAAATAGATTACTACCCTCTTTAGTGAGAGGTAACATCCTACAAAATATACTAATCTTATCAATTTCTATTGCTAAGATTTTCTATATTTTCGGAGCTACCGCCTTTACTATAAGTTTAGGTTATGTATTCTGGTTCTGCCTTTGTCAGTTGGTAATGGTGGGGAACGTCCAGTTGCATGATGTGTTGTCATTATTCTCCAATTTAACTCCAAACGAAGTAAGCAAACATGATTTTGTTTTCGCTTTCTTTCATTATTCTATAATGACAGTTTGGGTTGTTGGAAAATATATGATTATGTATAGCACGGCTACGTTCATTAATCATGGAGGTCAAATAATCGACGCGTATTTACACGTGATCGGGGATGGAAACTTCACTTGGTTAAATACATTCGGTGCAGCTTCGGGAGCTTTTACAGCTCTTGTAGTAACACCTGTTTGTCAGACGTTGTCTGCTTTACTTAACGGTGATCTTAGATCATTGACTACTACTGGAATGATCCCTGAGATTCTATCTTGGCCGGTAAATATTCATTTAGCGGTAACTCAAGATATTATATGGAATGGAATTGTATGGGTATGGCATTGGTCAGGTATTCCTGATCTTAATGTTCTACCTATTCAGTATCCGAATCACTGGTATACAGCTATAATTGCTGTTATCGTGAGTCTATATAATTTGAATCCAGGATCTGTTCACAGAGTTGTCGGATCTAGTGTCGTCGCAACCTTCTTTTGGATAGGAAAATGGCTTATCGGATGGTAATAGAATTACCTCCGTCATACCATCTTTCTCAAAAAGAAAGAAACCCAGCCCGGTGTTCGACCGTTGCATAATTATAACCAAAGTTATGCACATAAATAACAACACGCATCTGAGCGGGACTAGGATTCAAAGTACGCTCTCCTGGTTAGAGAGATACGGGGGAATCCTTAG